CGGCGAATCACCGCCGCCGCGCCCACAACACCGACCGATATGGAAACAACATACAACCTCAAATCGATAATCGCCGCAACCGCCGGACGTAAATTGCACACATACGATTCATGGAACGGTTCATCAATGACAATCACGGTTGAAGATGCCGAACAACTCACAAATTCCGTGAAATTCGCCGGAACAAATTCGTGGGGCGGCAAATCCGGAATTTATGTCGATAATGATTGCATCGCATCATTGATTTTGACCGGCGAATCAGAACGACACAACACAATCGAACATTGCGATGTAGTAACCCGATTCCAATTAAATTGACATCAACACCTCGAAATATGACAACGACATCATCAACACGCAAAATTTCGTTTCGCGACCTCTACATCGAGCATCGCGAAAAACCGACCCCGGTTCAAACATTCGTGAACGAGGTTGCCCGAATCACGGATAGTTCGCCGAACACCGTCCGTGCATGGCGTAACGGCACACAAGTTCCGGAACGCATTAAGCAACGTCAAATCGCCGAACATTTCGGCGTTGACATAGAATCATTATTCCCGAACGTCAAAAATGCCGACAACGATGAAAACGATTAAATGGATATTTTACACCGGACAATGTGTGTTTTCGGTTATCGTGATTCTTCTCGGTGTGTTTTACGGAATCCGGGCAATCATCGCCGGGCAATGGTTCATCACGTTATGTTTCGTTGCATGGGTCATCAACGGATATGTGAATTTTTGGCGTGCAAGCATCGATGAATATCGCGTGTTCCGCGCATCACTCAACAAACACCGCACGACATGAGCAAAGAAGAATATTACGCGCAATCACTCGCCATTCAACGTATGCACGCGAAAAATGTGCTTGATGTCGATGACCTCGCCGTGATGCTGAACATCACCGCCGACCGGGTTCGACACATCGCGAATGACCGCAAAATTCCGCATTACAAAGGCGCGAACGGCAAATTGTATTTCAAAAAATCGGAAATCGAAGATTGGTTGACAACACACCGGATTCCCACCGATGATGAAATCACCGCGCAAGGTGTAACGCGATGCGCAAGAAATCGCAAACGTAAATAACAATATAATTTCAACACAAATGAAAACAATCATCATCAAACATCTGCATTTGCTTAATTTCAAGGGCGTTGCAGACCTCGCGATTGATTTCGATGCACACGCGACCGACATCGCCGGACGCAATGGCACCGGAAAAACGACCGTGTTCGATGCGTTCACATGGTTGTTGTTCGGAAAGGATTCGCAGAACCGCACCGAATTTGACCTCAAAACGCTCGATGTTGACGGCAAAATCATTTACCGTTTGCCGCACGAAGTATCGGCAATCATCAACGTTGACGGCGAGGACATCACGTTGTGCCGCCGGTTGGTCGAAAAATGGCCGAAACGCAACGGCGAACCGACATTCACCGGAAATCAAGTCGAACGTTTGTTCAACGATGTTCCGTGCAACGAAAAGGAGTTCACCGCGAAAATCGCCGAAATATGCGATGAAGATACGTTCAAAAAAATCACATCGCCGACATTTTTCGTGTCGCAAAAATCCGAAAAACAAAAATCCGACCTCATGCGCATGGCCGGTGAAATCAACGATGCCGACATCGCCGCCGGGAATCCGGAATTTGAAATGTTGCTCGAAATGCTCGGCACCGGCACAACGAAAAAATCAATCGATGAACTCAAACGCGAAATCGGAGCGAAAAAATCGCGTGTGAAATCGGAAATCGCCGACAAGCCCGGACGCATCGATGAAAAAAAACGCGACATCGCACGCGACACCGATGATTTCCCGGCAATCGAATCGGAAATCGCAACCCTCACCGCCGAACGTGCCGACATATACGCACAACTGACCGATGTCAACGCCGCCGCCGAGAAAATCGAACGTCACCGCATCGACCTCGCATCGGAATTGTCGAACCTCAAAATTAAGTTGTCGCGCCGCCGCGATGAAATCACCGAAAACGCCCTCACCGATGTCCGCGACCGTGAACGCGAATTGAAACGCATCGATTCCGAACTCGACACCGAACAACGCAACATCGCCCGGTTAACCGGACAAATCGAACGCGACCGCGCCGTGATTGATGACCTCAACGCACGCCGCAAACGTATGTTAGCGGAATATAATTCGTTCAACGGACGTATTGACGCAATCAACGCCGAAACGTTGACGTTCGATGATGCCGATTTCGTTTGCCCGACTTGTCATCGCCCCCTCGAACTCGATGACATCGCATCTAAGCAAACCGAAATGACGGAACGATTCAACGCCGAGAAACAACGCCGCGTGAAATCAATCGAAACCGAACGTGATGCGAACCTCGCCGCCGGGAAACGTGTTCGTGCCGAAATCGATGAAACAACGGCACGCATCGAATCGACAACCGCCGAAATTGCCGAACTGAACAAACGTGTCAATGCGTTGCACGCCGAACGCACGGCGAAAAATGACATTACGCGCCCGGACGTTGAACCGATTATCGCCGCCGATGCCGAAATCATTCGCATCAAAGGGGAAATCTCAGACATCGAAGCGAAAATCGCCGAACCGGTAACGGATTCGACATCATGCCGCGATGAACTGAAAAAATCGTGCATCGACCTCGACAACCGTCTTAACGCGCTGAAAACACGCCTTGCGAAACGTGATGCAATCGCCGGTTACAACGACCGCATCGCCGTTCTCGAATCGGAATACCGTTCCTTGAACGATGAACTCAACGAACTCGAACACATCGAATATGTCATCACGGAATTTTCCAAAGCGAAATCCGAAACAATCGATGCACGCATCAACGGAATGTTCGACATCGTGCGTTTCCGGTGGATTAAATATCGCATCAACGGCGAGGAACAAGAAACGTGCGAAGCGACAATCAACGGCGTTCCCTACGCATCGTTGAACGCTGCCGGACGTATCGCCGCCGGAATCGACATCATCAACGCAATATGCAAATTCGAGGGCGTAACCGCGCCGATTGTCATCGACAATGCCGAATCGTTGAATGTCGTTCCGGACACCATATCGCAACAAATCCGGCTCATCGTATCGACCGATGACCACATCACCGTAAAACCCTCAAATTCATTAACCGCTTAATTCAACGCAAATCATGGCACAGAATCAAGTTCAAACAACCCCGAACACCGCACCGGCGAAACAATCCGGCATCGCGTTGCTCAAAGCAACGTTGAACGCCGAATCGGTGCAACAACAATTTCAAAATGCGTTGCGCGATAACAAAGATTTGTTCATCGCGTCAATCATCGACCTTTACAACGGCGATAAGGCATTGCAGACGTGCAACCCGAATCAAATCGTTACCGAAGCACTCCGCGCCGCCGTCCTCGATTTGCCCCTTGCGAAAGCACTCGGATTCGCGTACATCGTTGTGTATAACAACACCGTCAAAGAACGCGATGCCGAAGGACGCATCGTTGAACGCAAAGTGCCGACCCCGACATTCATTCCGGGTTACAAAGGTTATATTCAACTCGCGATGCGTTCCGGGCAATACAAAATCCTCAACGCCGATGTCGTTCTCGAAGGTGAATTGAAATCGCACGACAAACTCACCGGTGAAGCTGACATATCCGGAACGCCGACATCGGACAAAATCGCCGGTTATTTCGCGTATTTCCGTTTGCTCAACGGTTACACGAAAATGATTTATATGAGTGTTGCCGAAATGGCGGCATACGCGAAACGATATTCGCCCGGCATCAAGTTCAACCCGAAAGTGACCGTTGCCGACCTCATCAAAAAGGCGAATGACGGTTCGACATCGACACAAGTAGGTTGGCTCGGCAATTTCAACGATATGGCGCTGAAAACCGTACTGCGCAAACTCATATCGAAATATGGCCCGATGTCGATTAAAATGTCGAACGTTGTCGCGAACGACATCAACGCCGAATCGAAAGCACTCGCCGCACGCGAGGAAACGGTGCAAATTGCCGAAACAACAGCCGCAATTGACCTCAACAACGATGATTCGGTTGAGTTCGAGGAAATCGACACCGAAACCGGCGAAATCCGGAACGCGACCGCCCCGGCACAAACAACCGCCGCCGCGCCGAAATCCGAACCCGAAAACGACCCCTATTAACCCGAAACGACTGACACGATGAAATTGCACATTCTCGGAAGTTCATCAAGGGGCAACGGTTACATCATGCAATCATCAACCGGTGCATCATTGATTGTCGAGTGCGGTTTGCCGCTTATCGAAATCAAAAAATCGCTGAATTGGCGATTGTCCGGCGTAACCGCCGCCCTCGTCAGTCATCATCACGGAGACCATGCCGGATATGTTCGCGAATATTCGCGTGCCGGAATCCGGATTCTCGCTCCCGGCGAGGTCATCGCCGAAAACGCATCGATGCCGTTTTCGCGTGTCATCGAACCGAATCGCGGTTATGTCCTCGGTGAATACCGTGTGCGCACGTTGCCGATGACACACGCGAATAATGACGGCACGGCGTGCGAATGTTTCGGTTACATCATCGAACACCCGGAAATGGGGCGCACGTTGTTCGCGACCGACACAATCGCGTTACCGTGTGCAATTCGCGGATTGCATCACATAATGATTGAAGCGAATTATGATGATGACATTCTCGACCGGAACATCGAAGCCGGCATCGTTGCCGGAAATGAACGAAACCGGTTGCGCGTGTCGCACATGGAAATCAAAACGGTCGAGCGCATGATTCGCACCCTCGACATGACCGATGTCGTTGACGTGATATTGTTGCACTTATCCGACCGCAACGCCGACCAAAAGGATTTTCAACAACGCATCGCGAATGTGTCCGGCAAACCGTGCATCGCTGCACAAAAAATGATTATCGATTTTGACAAACAACCCTATTAAACATCATCACGATGAACAATAACAATCAACTCAAACAACCGACAATTGCGGACGTACAAGCCGCGTTCCGCAACGCCGAAAATCACCCCGAAATTCAAACGTTGCTCCACACGTTATACGGCGATGCCGTTGAACCGGACGCAACCGACAATCGCCCGGTAACGGAACGCATCAAAACGTTCGATGATGCCGTTGCCGCCCTCGGCAATCACGCCCTCGTCAATCAATACCGCCGCATCACCGAGGAACAGAATCCCCCGATGAACGAAACCGCGACCGACATCATCGCATACATGAAATTGCGCATCATCGTTGCCGCGCTCAACGAGGGTTGGGAACCGGAATTTGTCGAAGATGAACGCCGGTGGGCACCGTGGTTCGTCCTATACACAAACGAGGAAATCGAACGCATGGACGATGATGTCCGTGAAAAAATATGCCGTGTTGTTGGCCGCTCGAGCCACAACGCCAACGCCAATGGCGGTCTCGCGTATGCGTATGCGAGCAACGCATCATCGGATGCGTACTCGAATGACGCGGCGCGGCTCGCCTTCAAAACGGAAGCGTTGGCGAAATACGCCGGAACGCAGTTCATTGAAATTTACCGTGATTTCATAATTGCACGATAAACGGAAACGTGCCGTGTCGATGTAGGCGCGTCCGGCATCGACACGGTTCACCCGAAACAACGCATCATCATGGCAAAAGACAATTTCATTTTCTACCGTCAATGGTGGGAATCAATCCGGGAACTCGAACCCGAACAACAATCGCGTGTTTATGATGCGCTCATGCGATTCGCGTTCGATGGCATCGAGCCGACCGATACGATTGCACGCGCCGTTACAACGTTGATGCGTTCGACAATCAAACGCGACCTCGAAAAATACGAACGAATGTGCGAACGGAATCGAGCGAACGGATTGCGCGGCGGCGCACCGAAAGGCAACGACAACGCCCGGAAACAATCAACCGAAAACAACCGAAAACAACCGAAAACAACCCAATCGGTTGTTTTGGTCGAACCCGAACCGGACATCGCCGACATCATTACCGATGCGCCCCCGATTGAACCGCCGCCGGTTGCCGTCATCACGCCGAAATCGAAAACCGACCTCGAACAACAATTCGATGCGTTCCGCAAATCATACCCCGGAACAAAACGCGGATTCAAAGCCGAGTTCGACAATTTCAAACGGAAAAACCCGAAAACATGGCGTGAAATCATTCCGTTGCTCGCCCCGGCTCTCGAACGGTTGATTGAATGGCACGAACGAAGTATCGCCGCCGGACAATTCACCCCGAATTATAAAAACCTCGCGACATGGTTGAATCAACAATGTTGGACGGAGGAATTACCCGAAATCATCGTGAACCCGATAACACCCCGAAACAATGGCACAACCGCAATCAATCACACAAATATTGACCGGCAATCGGAATTTGCTCGACACATCATCGACAAACTCACAACTCCCGACTGCCCCGAACCGGACATCTCCGGCAATTATTGATTTGCACCGGCGTTTCGGTTCGACCCCGGAACGATTGATGTCGGATTTCAACCCGGCGATGCAGATTCAATATTGCCGCGACATCGACCGCGTGTTTTTCGGGAAAGCACCGCGCATCGGCGCGATGATTGCGGCATACGGACGGAACATCGCCGAATCGTGGTTAGAAATTCAACTGAACGATTTGTCGGAATTTGCCGGTTGCAAAGAAAAATTGACCGTCCGGCAAATCAAGGAAACGGCGGCGATGATTGTCGAAACATATCCACATTATAACCTCGCCGAGTTTATGTTGTTTTTTCAACGGTTCAAACGTTGTCGTTACGGTCGTTTTTACGGCGCGGTTGACCCGATGATAATATTGCAATCACTCGATGTGTTCAACGAGGAACGCATTAGTGCATATTACGACCGGAAGAAAGCGGAAGCCGAAGCTCGGGAAGCCGAGGAAGAACGCAAAGCGAACGAACTCAAACAACGTTACATCAACCGCGTTCCGGACGCATTTACACCGAACGCACCAATCAACTATTTACAATACCGTCTTATGGGTTATGATTCGATGCCCGATGATGAATTGAATCGCGAAATCGATGACATTCGCGCCGGTCGTAAAACATTACCCGATGACATCAATGGTATGCTCAAAACAATCAAAACCGCATTTAATATTAACGACAATGAATAAAACAAATAATGCCGACATGACGGCAAAAAACATCATCGACACCGCCGAACGTTGGTCGAAAGCCGACCTCAACAATCACGCCGCCGCCGTGATTCTCCGCGACAAAAACAATTCCTACGTTCATTACGCCGGAACACCGGCAGACATCGCGAAAGCCGTTGTCGATTTGATGCGCGAGGATTCCGAAATCGCGTTCGCGATATTCTCCGCAGTAACCGTTACCGCACACAAATCGTTCCCGGAGGACGCAATCAACGGAATCAACAAAGCATCGAAACGCATTGCCGAATTACGCCGTGCCGGTGCAACCGATGCTGATGTCGAACATGAAATGCTCGGTAAATAATGGAAACGAAAACGTGCGAAATCTGCGGTCAAAACAAACCGCAATCGGAATTTTCAAAATCGTACCGAAATCGTTGCCGTGCGTGTGTTGCCGAACAAACCCGGAACGCCCGACACCTCAACGGACATCATGCAACGACCGTCATTTTCGATGACCCAAAAATCGATTGCGCAACCGCCGAACTCCGGTTAGTCGAATCGGCAATCGCCGCATTGATTCGCAAAAGTGAGGGACGCATTATGAACTACGAATGTGAGGAAATCGGCGAACGCGCCGTTGCAATCGCACATTCGGCAATGAAACGCATGAAATTCATCAAACATTAACAACCGCATAAAATCAACGCAAATGAACAAATACGACAAAATCCTCAACCGGTTCACCGGTGATGACACCGACCCGGCATGGTGTGAAAAACCGTTCAAACACGGCGATTCAATCATCGCAACCGACCGCTACATTCTCATTCGCATCGATGCCGCGAAATGCGAGGGCGAATATAGCACGCACCCGAATCAACCGGAAACAATCGACAAATTATTTCCGACCCCGAATTGCAACCTTGTGATGAATGTTCACGAAATCGCGAAAAAAATCAACGCGGTCGAGGAAGAAATCACGATTCCGGTATCGGGCGAAGATGCGAAATGTCCGGAATGTGGCGGTCGTGGCACGGTCGAATGGCAATATGAATCAAATGACGGTATTCGTTACGGCGATTTTGATTGCCCGGAATGTAACGGTCGAGGTCATGTAACGCACAAAACGTTGACACGCGAACAACGTAATATCAACATCAACGGATATGATTTCAACATCGGCATCATCATGGAAATCGCCGAATCGATTTATCAACTCGGACATCACACGGCGAACGTTGTCGCATTACATGACTACAAACAAATGATGATTTCGGTCGAACCCGGTGTTGACATCATCGCGATGCCGAATCAACTCGGCAAGCCGGCAACATCAATCACCCTCAAACCCTCGGAAAAATGACAACCTCAATCACAACACGCGAACCGTTGCATTTGACCGCCGAGAATGTCGAATCGGTGTTCGCCCGGTGCATAACGTCCGACCCCGAATCGGACATTGTGAACGGCGTGCGAATCAACGTCCGTTTCAATCCGGACGCACTCGCATCATACCGCGATGACATCATTTCGATGCTCAACGAATTGCCCGATAATTTTCATGTCGGTTCGGGCGATGGGTGGACGTTCCTCAATATGTGTCTCGACAACACCGGCGAACAATGGACGGGATTTCACGAAACGTGCGACAAATTATTGTGCCTCGGCATCGGTATCGGCGCGGCACAATTCACAATCAAACAACGCGATTTGTGGCGTATGTTCCCCGGCGAAATGCCGTACATCACAATCAACACAAACATTTAATCATCATGGATGATAAAATCGAAAACCTTAACGAATCGGACGGCATCGCCCTCGGTGATACAGTAAGATTGAATAGCGGATATGTCGGCATCGTATGTGCGATTGTTGATTTCGGAACGCACATTGCGTTTTTTCTCGACATCGGCTCATGGATAAAATTCCCGGCACGCCGCGAATGGATTAAATTACTCAAAAAAAGCGAATGACAATGAAAACGAATCACATTCCCTATAACGACCCGGCGATGTGCGTGCATTACGGATTGAAAAACCGATGCGCCACCGGTTGGTTTCACGGCAAATGCTTGTTGTGTTACAACTGCATACGTTGCCCGAAATACGAACCGAAAAACGGCTTGACATACGACATCATCAACGATGATGAAATCGCCGCATTATACGGTGTCGATTATTTCCTCGAACACGTCATCGCATCGTTGAAGCTCGCGTTTGTCAACGCCCCCGGATTCATATTGGTGCATTACGCTGACATCGAATCCGGAACGGTAACAATCAACGACATCGCCGATGACCGGTGTATGCTCGAATTTGCAATCGTTCGGAACACCCCGAACAAATTGCACCTCAAATTCAACGGACGCATCAAAGGTTAACGGTATGACAATGCACGAATTAAAAACCGCATATTGGCGGCATCATTCGGTTGTAACCGACCACTTAAACGCGATGAATCAAATCCGCGAACAAATGGTGAATCTTTTGCCGTTCAAGGTCGATAATGTTGTTTCATGCGACAATTTGACCGGGTGGATTAACCGAATCGAAATCGAATCGGATTTGAAATATCTCAAAATATACATCAATCCGCACAACAAAAAAGGCAATCGTTCCCGAAACGAATGTGTGCGAATTGTCGGAATGCACGAACTCGAACGAATCAAAATCGAAACAAAATGAACGATAACACCCTCACCCCCGGCGCATACACATTGCCAAACAACTGCCGTGCGTTCGTGCGGAACGGTAAAGTCATTGTATCGCTCAAATGCGGCGCAAATGACACAATCCCCCGATGCCGCGATTGCAAACATTGCGTTCGCGCAAAATCGAAATACAATCAATATTACGCATCGCCGGTGTGCGATTTGCAACCGAAAACGAATCGCGGTTACAAAAACCCGGAAATCACCGCACAACCCCGATTCTACGCCGTGCGTCCGAGTGATGCCGCGTGCAAAAAATATGAACCCCGAAACCCCGAATGATATGAACGAACATTTTGTAACATACGAACAAGCAACCGCCCTCAACGCGCTTGGAATCGACATTTACGGCGAATATTGTTATTGCACCGAAATGTTTTGCTCGGGCAATAACCCGATGGTTTTCGATACATACAGCGTAGGGCAACGTTGCTTTTGGCATGAAGTATATTCGGTTGATGAAAACGGCGAGGAACAAGAACGAGGAATCCCATGTCCGACACTCGCGCAAGCCGCCGCATGGTTACGCCGGAACGGTTGGCACGTTCAACCGATGTTGAACGGCGTGCGGTCGATGTATTTCGTGCGTGTCCTCGAAACCGTAGGCAACGGCGAGGTTATCGAGGGCGAACGACAATTCGAGGAATACGAGGACGCATTATCACACGGAATCGACCTCGCAATCAAACGCATGACCCGATGAAACGAATCAAGGAAATAATGTTCACCGCGTTCGCATTTGTCGTTTGCATCATCGCCGGAATCGTGCTGATGATATGCGATGCGTTCGACTGCGACCGCGACAATGACCCATACGATTATGACCCCCGATTTTAACACGATGACCCCGGCGCAACAAAAACGGTTGTCCGAACTGATGATGCGCAACATCAACAACGCCGACATCATGCACGCCCCCGGATTCCCGGTGATGCCGTCCGCAATGCCGCGTGTCGGAATCCCAATCACCGACATCGATTCATTGCTCGATGACCTCGAACGGCAAGAAAAGGAACGTGCCGAACGCCGTGAACGTGAATTGCGCGAACGGCTCGAAACGATGTTCAACCGTGAAGAATTGTTCCGGTTCGCATACGTTCCGTTCGTTATCGCCGAATTGGTGTGGGATTATGCCGATACCGTCATCATCATGTCGCAACAACTGAACTCCCCGGCGTGCCGCCGGTTGTCGCGTACAATCCGGAACGCACGCGCCGAATACGACCATTTGCGGCATCAATACATCGATGCACAGAGCCGCGAACGCGAAATCGAGAACGGATATGTGTTCGAGGACGCAACGAGACGCATCACGAATCAAATGATGTTGAACGTGCGCATCGACATAAACCGCGAATATCCGGCGTTGAACGAGGAATCACGCGATTTGTTGCTCGCCGTGTATCAATGCCACATCACATCGCGTGCGTTGTTGCGATACCTCGACCGGGAATCGGCGAAGGTGTCGAAACGTGTCGGACACACAATCGGAAAAATGTTGCCGCCGTCATATTACGTCATGGATAAATTGATTCCGGAATATATCGGCGATAAACCGGCATCGGCACGATTCCGCAAACTGATGAACGATTACATCAACACGTTCGCAACGCAAATCGCATTGATTGAACTGAATGATGTTCCCGAAGATAATCAACAACAATAATAAACCCCTCAAAATCACACGACAATGAAAATCAAATTTGTCAAAACGCATGAAAACGCGGTTGCGCCGACAAAGGCGCACGCGACCGATGCCGGATTCGACCTCACGGCAACATCGCGCACGTTCGATGAACACGGCGCGGTCGTGTATGGCACCGGCATCGCCGTTGAAATCCCTGCCGGTTATGTCGGCTTGGTGTTCCCTCGTTCATCGGTATCGAAATTCGATTTGTCAATGGCGAACGCCGTTGGTGTCATCGATGCCGGTTATCGCGGCGAAATCACCGTGAAATTCAAACCCGGATTCCGTTGGGACGGCAAACCGGCAAGCGGAAAACACATTTACAACATCGGCGAACGTTGCGCCCAAATCATCATCATGCCGATTCCGGACGTTGAATTTATTCACGTTCCGTTCCTATCGGACGGCGAACGCGGCGCAAACGGCTACGGCTCAACCGGATTATGATATGACACGCGAACGATTACACCGCACGCGCCGTGAATCTGCGGTTGCGATGCACGAATGTATCACCGAAATATGGCGCGACATTCACGAACTCGGCAAATCATGGCACACGATGCAGACCGGCAATTACACCCGGAAACATCGAGTAACAACAATCCCGAAACCCCTCATCAACGCGATGATGAACGCCGCCACCGCGCCGACCCTCGATGACGCAATCAAATTGCGCCGCGAAATCATCGATGATGAACGTCCGCGTTCTCGCCGTGTTCACCGTCAGCACACGTCCGGCGATACATTCCCCGAATTGACGGTCGATGATGAAAACATCGATGCGTTTTTCGCCCTCGCCGATGAACCCGAACCCGATGCCGATGAACGTGATGTCATCGCGTCAAACATCGCCCGGTTCGGCACGACATATCACCCCGATGATGTCGCGTTCGCAACGCCGAACAACGTTGTGCAATTCCGCAACATCACCGCGTCAATGGCTGAAACATACGAACGGAAAAACGCCGACTACGGCAATTCGTTCGGCGAATCAATCGCGGAGTTCGGCGCGGTTGCCGGTGTCGTTCGCATCGGAGACAAATTCAACCGGTTGAAAAACCTCATCAAGAACCCCGGCACGCAACGTGTCAATGATGAATCAATCGCCGACACGCTGCTCGACATGGCGAATTATTGCATCATGTTGAAAATCGAACTCGAAAACTCATTATCAAACCCTCAAAACAATTAACATCGCAATGGCAAACTACATTGAAACCCGAATCCGTTTCGACAAGATGCGCGAAAACGGAACGGTGAAGAAAACAACCGAATCGTACCTCGTTGACGCATTATCGTTCACCGAGGCCGAAGCACGCATCATCGAGGAACAAACGCCGTTCATGTCCGGCGATTTCACCGTGTCGGCGGTCAAGAAATCAAAAGTCGCGGAAATATACCGCGATGCGTCCGGCGATAAATGGTATCGTTGCAAACTCATGTTCATCACGATTGATGAAAAATCCGGCGCGGAAAAACGTTCGGCATCAATCATCATGGTTCAAGCAATCGATTTCCGGAACGCGCTCGAAAATCTGCTCGATTGCATGAAAGGCACGATGTCCGATTTCGAGATTGCCGAAATCGCCGAAACAAAAATCATGGACGTGTACGATGTGAAGCTCGGCACGACCGCCGACAAGGAACAAACCCCGGCATAATGGACGCACGCACGTTTTTCGATAAAGTCGCGCTGATGCGCAAATATCAGCGCGACTATTTCAAATACCGCCGAAAATCGGATTTGCAACAATCGAAACGGCTTGAATCGGAGATTGACGCGGAAATTGACCGCGTACACGCGATTTGCGGCGCGTCAGCCGCGTTGAAACCTCAACCCGGATTGTTTGACCGTCCGGAATAAGAAAACGCCCCAAAACGCAAGGAAATGATTTTATCAATCATCGCATTTGTCATCAACCTCGGAACGGTGTTGTTGAACATCATCGCCGCGAAACGGAATCGCCGCCGCGCCGATGAACTCCGGACGCTCGAAAACGACATACTCGATTATGCAACCCGGTTGCCGGAAATCGAAAAGGAAATCATCGAACGCGAACGCAAACGGTGGGAAAACCGCCGGTTCATCGTGTCCGGCGATATGATTGACCCGGCACGCATCGCAGACCCGAAAATCCGTGCCGAAATAATCCTCCGGCGTATGTTCGCCGACTACTGCCCGAATTGATGTAAAACGCAAATCAATCAACATCACGATATGATTATTCAAGAACAACGTTGGCACGACCGCACGATAATTTTGTTTGTCGATGAATACGGTTCGGCACAACTCGAATTATTCGACAAACCGCAACTCGGCGATTTGCAATGCACCGCGTTCGTGTTCAACCTATGGACGAAACCCGAACATCGATGTCAAGGTCATGCGACAAACATGATTGCGGCGGTTGAACGTGCCGCCGCAAAACACGGACATTCAGCCGTGTTCCTTGATTGGGAACTTGCCGAATCCCCTCGCGAAATCCTCGAATGGTATTTACGCAACGGTTATCGCGTTGTGGGATTCAATGACAATGGCGATTTCAACCGACTGAAAAAACAACTCAAACCCGAACGACAATGAGAAAAGACAAAATCACAATCATGTTTTCGCGGTTGTTTCCTACGACACATTCGCGCCGTGGCGAACCAACCCGATTCATCGAAAAGGTCATGCTCGGCGAAAAGATTCACACGATTCGCCGACAATACGACAAATGGAAAGTCCTCGCCGACAAGACGCACGAAAAACGATACTCAATCGCGTTGTGTCAATGGGCGGCAACTCCGCGCCGGTCGAAACACCGCGAAATCGGGTTACTCGATTCGCGCATCGGCGTTCAACGTGTGCAACTGCTGTATTTCGCCGCGACCGACAACATCATCGCGACCGTTGACGGAAAAGACGTGCCGGTCGAAACCCTCGCCGCAAATGACGGTTTGACGGTCGATGATTTCAAAGAATGGTTTTTCGGTCGAAACCGCACCGAAAATGATGAATACAACGGTTGCATCATTCACCTAACGGATTTCCGTTATTGAACGATTGAACGCAATCCTCACGCACACACATACACGCACGCGATAACATCAACATTAACGTGTATATAAATAATAATAAATATATAATAAACGTAATATTCAAATCAATATCCGTTATGGCATCATTGAATCAAGTTCAACTCATCGGATATGTCGGCGATGAACCGAAACCCATCACGACACGTTCCGGCAAATCAATGGTTTCGTTGACACTCGCAACGACCGACCGCGAAATCAAACGTCAAGACGGCACAGTGATTCCGGAACGCACCGAGTGGCACAACATCACCGTGTTCGGACGCACCGCCGATTTCGTTCGGCAATACGTTCACAAGGGCGCACAATTATTCGTGCAAGGTTCGATTCATTCGCGCACGTTCGACAAGAATGACGGCACGAAAGGTTACATCACCGAAATCACCGCCGACATCATTCAAATGCTCGACCGCAAACCGCAATCGACCGCACCGGCACAACAACCCGGTTATGCGCCCGGATATGCCCCGGACATCACGCAAACGTTCGGTCATCAACACGACCCCAACGACCCACCGTTCTAACGATTCATCATCATGCGACACATCGAATCGGAAATACAAAAAACGTGCGTGAAATGGTTCACGTTACAATTCCCGGATTTGCGCCCGGTGTTGTTCGCTGTCGGTAACGGCGGCGCACGCAACCGAGTCGAAGCGGCGATAATGAAAGGCGAGGGAGTAACCGCCGGTGTTGCCGATGTGTTGTTCCTTTATCCGAACGGCACGCATCACGGTATGTGCATCGAGTTCAAAACGTCCTCCGGCAGACAATCGGATTCGCAAAAATTGTTTGCTCGCAATGTCGAGAAACACGGTTACAAATACATCATCGTGCGTTCGGTCGAACAATTCATCGATGAAATGAAATCGTATATTTACGACAACACGACCGCGAAAAACCGCTAATTCGTTGACCTCATTATTTTTTTTGACCGAAAAGGGTATCTAATAAACACTCTTTTCGGTTATTTTTAGTAACTTTGCGGTTGTGCAATGATGTGTATTGCCGTGAAATACCCAAAACACGCGCAATCGGTTGTTGCACTCTAATAAACATCTGACCAATCATCAACGCATAGGCATGGAACAAATCGATGACAAAACACCGCAATTCGACACATCGCAATTCACGATGTTGCCGATGTCGCGCATTGAACCGAACGAGGGACAATTACCCGGATTACCTTCGAACCCCCGGCAAATCCGGAAGAAAAAATTTGAAAAACTGAAAGAAAACATCGAGCGATACCCCGAAATGTTAATCGCCCGGTCGTTGCTCGTTTACCCCCTCGATGAATCCGACACGCCGCAATACATCATCATCGGTGGTAATATGCGTTATCGTGCGATGTCGGAATTGCATCACACGAACGCGCCGGTGTTCATCATTCCGCGTTCCGTACCGGTCGAACGGTTGCAAGCATATACAATCCTCGACAACGGCGATTTCGGTGCATGGGATTGGGATTTGCTCGCGAATGAATGGCCGGAAGATGACCTCAACAATTGGGGCGTGAAAATCCCCGGCAAAGGTGATGCCGAAAAGGATTTATCCGACCGCATCGACCTCGAATATAAAATCGAAATCGACTGCGGCGATGAATCGACACAGGAGGAATTGTTTAACGTATTAACCGAACAAGGATATAAATGCCGACTTTTGACATTGTAAGACAAGCGACCCCGACCGAATCGTTCCGTGTCAAATCGGTCATGGGTCAATACGATTTGCAAGAATCGAACACCGTTGAACGATTCATCGGTGAAATACCGTTGCCGCCGACATGGAACATCGGTTTGATTGTCGGTCGTTCCGGTTCGGGCAAAACGACAATCGCACGCGAATTGTTCGGCGATTGCATCGTGTCCGGATTCGATTGGACGCACGACAACATTCTCGATGATATGCCGAAAGGTGTATCGGTCAAGGACATCACGAAAACGTTAACCGCCGTGGGATTCAGTTCACCCCCAAGTTGGATGAAACGGTTCGATGTGTTGTCGAACGGCGAGAAAATGCGTTGCGAAATCGCACGCGCAATCCTCGAAAACCGCGAATTGTTCGTGTTCGATGAATTTACATCGGTTGTTGACCGCAACGTGGCGCGTGTTTCATCGTTGGCGATTCAAAAAGCAATACGCCGACAAGGTTCACGGTTCATCGCCGTAACGTGTCATTATGACGTGCAAGATTGGTTGATGCCCGATTGGGTTTTCAACACCGATGACATGACGTTTCAACTGCTCGATGTTGAAGCGCAAAAAAAAAATCGACCCGAACTGCGAATCGACATCTACGAAACAAAACGCAAAGAATATTATTGGAACATATTCAAAAAGCATCATTATTTGAGCCATTCGTTCAACAAGGCTGCGCGTGTGTTCATCGCAACGTGTAATGGTGATTTGTGCGCGTTTTGTGCCGTGTTGCCGTTTCCGCACCCATTCAAACACAACACATGGAAAGAACATCGAACCGTTGTGTTTCCCGATTTTCAAGGTGTCGGCATCGGTTCAGCGTTCACCGACACAATCGCGCAAATGTTCGCGGACGAGGGCAAAACGTACATATCGACAACATCGAATCCGGCGATGATATTCGCACGCGCACATTCCCCGAAATGGCGCACAACACGCATCGGTCGTGCCGGGCGCGGTTCGGTTGACGGACACATTCACAACAAAACGGTAAAGGGTTCGACATCGGCGAACCGCATCACCGTATCGTTCGAGTATATCCCCCAACAATCAACATCAAAACCGTAACGTCATGGCCGAATTTTATCCCGATGTGCGCAAATCGTTCGCGAATTTGCGACCGAAACCGCCGAAATACACCCCGGAACAAATCGCTGAGGAATTTGAAAAATACATTGCCGACCTCAAAGAACACCCGATTGAGGTCGAAGCCGATTACCGCCGACAATCCGAAAAGGACGGTCGAACATCACAACGCCGCATCACGAAATATCCGCGCCCCCCGAAAGTGCTTGATTTCGTGCGCCGGTGGTTGGGGTTGACGCATCAAGCGTGGTATAAATTACCGACACGCCGCCGAGGGAAAGATTATGAAGCCGTCATCGAAGCAATCAATCAATATTGCGCCGATGTCAAATTCGATGGTGCGGTTTGCGGCATATACAACGCCGCAATCATCGCACGCGACCTCGGATTGAAAGACAACATCACCGTGTCGAAACCGACCGATGATGAAAACATGACCCTCGATGAAGTGAAAGCCGAAATCGCCCGGCTCGAACGACTGCAAAACGAATGATGAACAATGGCACTATCGGAACGCGACACGAAACGGTTAATGCGGTTGCGGCGGCATCGGCTACGGCTCGAAGCTCCGCAATCGCTCGCATCGTTTTTGTGTTACACGAACCCGAAATATCAATTGATGTGGTTTCATCGCGTCATTGCCGATGCGTGTCAACGTTTGTTTGAGGGCGAAATCAAAAATTTGATGATATTCGTGCCGCCGCAACACGGTAAATCCGAAATCGTATCACGCAATTTCCCTGCGTGGGCGTTAGGTCGAAACCCGAATTTGAAAATCACCGGGTGTTCGTATTCTGCCGACCTCGCCGAAAAATTTTCGTTGTCGATTCAACGCACGATTGATTCACGCGAATATCAAACGATATTCCCGGACACATGGTTGAACGGTTCGCCCGGACATGAGGAACGACAACGTGCGTTCATTCGCAACACCGATTATTTTGAAACCGTGTGTCATTCCGGATTTTATAAGGCTGTCGGTGTCGGCGGCGGTCTGACCGGCACGCCGGTTGACATCGCAATCATTGATGACCCGGTAAAGGACGCAAAGGAAGCATTATCACCGACAATCCGGCAACGTGTGTGGGATTGGTACAACACCGTATTGACAACACGTTTGCACAACGAATCGCGTCAATTGTTCATTATGACACGTTGGCATGAAGATGACCTCGCCGGACGCATATTGAAAGCCGAAGCCGATGATTGGACGGTGATTGTGATTCCGGCGTTGTGCGAATCCGAACATGACGGCGAATTGATGTCGAAACGTCAAATCGGTGATGCGTTGTGGCCGGAAAAACATTCGCTCGCGAAATTGCTCAAACAAAAGCAACGTTCACCGCGTGATTTCAGCGCATTGTATCAGCAACGCCCGGTTATCGAGGGCGGCAACATCGTGAAACGTGATTGGTTTCGCCGCATATCAATGGCGGATTTCCGCGCATTGCGATTCAACGAACCGATGCAATTTTACCTCGATACGGCTTACAAAAAGAAAAACGCGACCGGACACGACAACGACCCCTCCGGAATCCTCGCGGCGTGCCGCATAAACAACGACATTTATTTGTATGATGCGATGTCGGTGTGGAAAGAAATGCCGGATTTGTTGCGATTCCTACCGGATTACATCGCGGCGCATTGCGGCAACAACGAATCGATTTTGCACATCGAGCCGAAAGCGAACGGCGTGTCGGTCGTGCAAATGTTGCGTGATTCAACGACATTGAACGTGCGTGAAACCCCGAACCCGACCGATGACAAAGAAGTTCGATTCCGTGTCGTATCGCCGCGCATCGAATGTGGGCGCGTGTTCATTGTCGAGGGTTCATGGAATGAAGAATTTTTGAATCAAGTGTGCGCGTTCCCGGCAACGGCACATGATGAATTTGTCGATATACTCGGATATGCAATCAATGATTTGTATGAAGATGATGATGAAACCGATTATGATTCATTGACACCGTTCGGATAACACAAAACAACCCCTCACAAATAAAATGGAATTTTTCAATCTCATCACGAACTACCTAAACGCGGTAGTCGGACGCAAGCAAGAGTTCGATGAATTGCTTGCGGCGCGAGACATTTCGCGCATCAAGGACAAAATGACAACGCGAACGACCGAAAACAATCGTGCCATTCGCGAGTATGACATCACAACGCATGAGGTGATGTTTCGCCCCGACAAAATCATCACCGACAAAAAGGGCAAAATGCGCGACAAAAAACCGGTGTGGAAACTGCCGATTCCCTATCCGCAGTACATCAACGAAATCGCGCTTGTGTTCCTCTATGGCCGTCCGGTGAAATGGACGCAAACGAGCGACAACACCGATGCCGCGTTCGAGAAATTTCAAGACGTGTTGAAGCGCACCCGGTTCAACGCGAAAATACGTCAGTGCAAACGCATCGCCGGAAAGGAAACCGAATCGGCGATGTTGTTCCGCGTGTTCCGTGATGATGACGGAAACCCCGATGTGCAAATTCGTGTCCTCGCAAAATCGAAAGGCGATGAAATATTCGTGCGTTGGGACCAATACGAACAAATCATCAGCATCGCATGGGGTTATTACGTCAGCGAAGCCGAAGACCGTGTTGTATATCATTTCGACATTTACACGCCGAAAGTGATATATCGATGCACGAAACGCGCCCTCGGTTGGGAGGTCGTTCCGGAAGTCAACCTCATCGGCAAAATTCCGATTATTCTGTTTCAACAAGAACGTGAATGGCACGGCGTGCAACACCTCATCACACGCGAAGAATATATCATGTCGCGAACCGCCGACACGAACGATTATTTTTCCGACCCTATCGCCGTGTATAACGCCGATGTCATCAAGAATTTGCCGGACAAGGACACCCCGAACAAATCGTTGTTCGCGAACGGCAAAGACGGCATCCAAAACGCAATGGCATACGTTACATGGGACGCAATGCCGGAATCGAAAAAGAACGAACTCGAAATGTTGCAAAATCACATTCTCTCGAAATCGTTCACGCCGAACATCACGCTCGACACGTTGAAACAAATTTCGCAATTGTCGGCAAAGGCATTGCGCACGGTGATGATGCTCGCTGACATCAAAGCATCGAAACACAAGGAAACGCACGATGAATTGCTCGACCGCACGGCATCACTCATTAAGGCAATCATCGGAAACGTTCTCGATGTGTCGCTGAAATCACAATGCGATGCGCTCGAAGTCGAACACGTATGGCAAGAACCGTTCGGCGATGATGTTGCCGAAGCATTGCAGAACATCGCGACCGCGATTGACAACGAAATCCTATCGCGTGAAACCGGCATCGAACGCAATCCGTTGGTGTCCGATGTCGCGCTTGAAAAACAACGTCTCGCCGATGAACAAGCCGAACGCGCAAAACAACAAATGTCGATATTCGGCGGCGGCGAGGGTGCCGGGCCTCAATCGTTCGATGACGGCAACGATGATGACGATGCCGGTGATGATGACAACAGCAACGACACCGATGACAACAAACGTAAAAAGCCGACCGGCAAAAATGACAAATGACCGCGATTATTCATCGACAAACGACATACTCGAACAATCGCGAAGTAACGACAATTCGCGTGTTCGGCGTTCCGGTGTTCAAACGTGTCATCATTGACAACGATGAACGCACGCGCCGTTCATGCGGATTCAACGTGATTCCGTCCGATGCGCCCGGACATTTCACCGGTGATTTCGATGATGATTCCGACACGAACGACCGATGACGCAATTTCGGGCGATTCTCACGCCGATAATTAACCGAATGAACAATCTTATCACTTATGACGAAAAAACCGAATAGCACGCCCCAAAATCGCACGCTCGCACGCATTGCACGCACCGAATCATACGCCGAAAAGGTTCGCATGATGTTTGCCGCGACCGTGAACCGGATTCTCGAACTCAACAAACGATTGCCGGTGATTGAGGACGGCGAAATGTTTTCATTCGATGCGCAAACCGAAAAATTGCGTGCCGAGGTCGAACGCGCATTGCGCGAACTACATTCCGTTGCAACGACCGCGATTCAACAAGGAATCCGGCTCGAATGGGAAACGGCGAACGCCGAATGTGATAAAATCGTGCAATCGGTGTTCGGAAAACGTTCGGTCGAAAACCCGGAGTTCGGCGCATGGACGAAACGAAACGGCGCGGCGATGCGTGCGTTCATCGCACGTTCCGAATCCGGATTGAACCTCAGCGACCGTGTATGGCAATCGACCCGGCAATTACGCGATGAAATGGAAATCGCGATAACGTGCGCCGTTGGTGACGGAACATCGGCGGCTACATTGTCGCGTCATGTCCGTCAATACCTCAACGACCCCGATTTGATGTTTCGCCGATTCCGGTATAAAGACCCGGAAACCGGCGAATGGAAACGGAAATGGAAAAAACGTGTCATCGACCCGGCAACCGGCAAAATAACGTTCATCGATTACGACAAGGATTCATACCGCGACCAATGGACGGGACGCGGTTATTACAAATCATCGGCACAAAACGCGATGCGTGTCGCACGCACCGAAACGAACATCGCATATCGCCGCGCCGACCATGCGCGTTGGCAACAAATGGATTTCGTTATCGGGCAACGTGTGCATTTGTCGCGTTCGCACCCCCGGAAGGACATTTGCGACAAACTCGCCGGTGATTACCCGAAAGATTTTGTTTTTGACGGTTGGCACCCTCAATGTTTTTGTTACGTTACCCCGATATTGGTCGATGAAGATGTGTATGATGAAATGATGAACCGGGATAATTGGCGCGAGGAATTGCAGAAATACGCCGATGAACATCAAATCACCGATTATCCGGATAATTTCAAATCGTGGGTCAGCGACAACGCCGACAACATCGCGGCGGCGCGTGAACGCGGCACAGAACCGTATTTCATACGCAACAACGCCGGTGTTATTGACAACATATTGAATCCGGACGCGAATCCGGTTGCACCGGCATCGACACCGGTTCAACCGCAACCGGTCAAACGGTCGATTGCCGAGGTTGCCGCCGAACGACACGCCGCACGCACGCCGGAAGATGTCGAAACGATTCAAAAGGCATGGCGGCAAAAATTGATTCGCGACATCACCCTCGAATCGGCACGATACGGCGATAATGCGTTAATGGACGGTTACATCAAATCGATGCGCGACAATCGCATCATCGGCGATGCCGCCGCGTTCACATCGGATTATAACAACGCGAAAAAATTGTTGGCAACGTTGCGCCGGGAAAACACATCGGCATTGATGTTCGCCGATGAACAATTGGAACGATTCGGCGAAATGGAAACCGCGATGAAAACGAAACGCGGTGTCCCGATGACGTTGCGCGAAGCTGATATGCAATCGGCGAACCCGGATTATAAATATAATTCGCCGTATAGCATAAATTGTCAAACGTGCGCACCGACATATGTTTTGCGTTCGCAAGGATTCCCGGTCGTTGCGACCGGCAACACGCCCGGTTCGGTTCAAGAATGGATTTCGCGCAGTCATTCATTTGACATTTGGGAAAATATTGACGGCACACCGGCGAAACCGACATTATATCGCGATTGGCTCGATGCAAAGGGGTTCACGAATATGTCGGCGAAACGTTACAAATCGTTTTTCGAGGAAGCGACCACCGAACCGGGAATTTACATCACGACAATCGCGTGGAAAGGCGGCGGCGCACACGCGACAATCATTCAACGATTCGCGGACGGCACGTTGGCATACATCGAACCGCAACATTTCACCGGCACGATGAAACGTAGTATCGATGAATTGTGCAACGGCGGCAAAACAAAAATCCCCACTTGGAGCAAGCGAGGAATTATGCGCGTTGACGACAAAATGTTGAAACGTATTTGTCGAGACGGCGGCAAGGATTATGACATTTGGTCAATCTTCGGGATTAAATGACGCAACAATGTTGACCGCATCGAATCCGGCGATGTTTGACACATTGCCGGATTCATACGCGACAACGTTCGGAAATCCGGTGTCGATGTCCTCCGGGAATCGGAACATATAATAATCCACACCGGCACGATTGCCGAGGAACACAACGCAATCGCCGTACATCGCGATTAACGATTCAAAGGCGTGTTCGACCTTTCGAGGAATGTTATTTGTCATTGTCGGTTCGTTTTGATGTCGATGAATTGATTTTGCCGCGCCGCACGATGACACGTTTGTTTTCATAAACGTTCGTGTCATGCAATGCGTTCACCAACGACCGGTATTGTAACCCGATGTCGGCGGCATCGTGATGTTGATACACCGCCTTGATTGATGAATAATATTCATGCGTGCCGGTGTCCTTGAATTGTATGTGAACGATTGTCGATGCTATCATAATTCAATATGCAAATTTACGCAATTTCCGGCGATTCCTCGCGATGTTCGTGTGCCGGACGTATGTTTTATTGTTTGACATCGCGAAATGCGTAGGAATCGCCGATATTGCGTTGTTAAAACAATGATAATTGAACCGGACGTTTGCCGTGAACGGCAATTGTCTGTGCGTGAATCGGACATTGTGCGGCAAACCGACATTCGCCGGTTGCCGCCGCGATGTGTGCGCCGTGCCAATCGTCCCAATCCGTTACACCGGATTCGGTAAGAAATCGAATCAACATCATGCAGTTGAACCCGCGTTCCTTGATTTTCGCATCGACACGTTCGATGAATGAATCGGTTGCCATGATGTTAAACGATTATGCGCCGTTCATCGGCATAACTGAAATAATTGTCGGCGGTGATGATGATGTGGTCGAGGACGCGCAAATCAAGCAATTTCGCGCCGCTCGACAATTTGTTCGTAAGGGCATCATCTTGAATTGACGGTTTGACCGCGCCGGAGGGGTGATTGTGGCACAAAATCATCGATGTTGCTTTCGCGGTCAATGCGCCGCCGAATATGATTCGCGCATCAACGGCGGTCATGTCGATGCCGCCCATTGCAACGGTATGTATGCCGATGATGTGATTCGCCCGGTCGAGGTACATCACTTTGAAGTATTCTTGCATTTCGATTTCGCCCGGCTCGAATGATTCACGGAACATCGCGGCGGTGTCCGCGCTGCCGGTGATGCGTTCCGATGTCCGGGTAATGTCGGAAACGTACATCATTTTGATTTGAGGTATTTTATACGTTTTCATCATTTGCGTTGATTGGTGGGTGCGGTGTCGGTAAATCACCGCACTCGGTTAATGATTTCGTTATTTGCCGCCGCCTTTAACGGTTTTCACCGGCGGTTCGAGTTGTTCGCATATCGCAACACGTTTTCCGGTGCGCACGATTTTTCGCAGATATTCATCGAGTGCGTGGTGTGGGAATCCGGCGAGTTCGATTGTGCCGGTGCGATATTCGTTCGGACGGCGCGTCAGTGTGATACCGAGGATTTCCGATGCCGTGATTGCGTCCTCGCAAAACGTTTCGTAAAAATCGTTCACACGGAACAACAACACCGCGTCCGGGTGATTGCGTTTCATCGCGTGATATTGCGCAATGAGTTTATCGCCGGGCGATTTCACGCAATCGACAAATTCGATGTCATCGTATGAAACGAAACCGCCGTCATCGATGATTGATTGTAATGCCGATTTGCCGCCGCATGGTGCGTAGGGAACGGCATCGGCATCGTGTTTGAATTTCACGAATCCCATTCCGGGAATGAGGAACCCCCAACCGCGAACGGTTGCACGACCTTTCGGCGTGTCAAATTCGTATTGGTCGAGGCGCACGATTTGCAGACGCGCATTGAGGGCGATTGTGTCGGCGGTGCGGTTGATTGATGTTGTTGTCATGTCGATGATGATTTTTGAACGGTTAATATTCGATGTTTTCGGAATCTTCGATTTGCAGTTCATCGAGCATTTCCGGTGTCAACCGTGAAAGGTCGAGTGATACCGATTCGCCGGAATAATAGTTTGTAACGGTAAGAACCGACATTTGACCGTTTTCGTTATATCCGAACTCATATCGTTTCGACCCCGAAAGGATATACATTGTTTCCTCGATTGTTTTCATATCATTTGCGTTGTTGTGGGGGCAACCGGTGATGTTGCCTCCGGATTGATGATTTAGAATGCGTGAAGTAATTTTTTGCCGGTGCGTTTTGCGGTTTCGAGTGCTTCGGCATATTTTGAGCCGTCCCAATCGATGAACCGGAGTGTTGCGCCGCGTCCGTGTCCGGTTGCGCCGTTCATGCCGGTTTTAACGTTCGACATTTTGTTTGTTGCGGCGTTGATGACAACACACGCCCAACGGAGAGATTTGCCGGTGCGTCCGTATGTCCATGCACACATGATGCGTTCACCGTTTTCGCGATATATGTTCGCATTGTGATTTACATCGCCGAGGGTGCCGTCATTGAACACATATCGTGTGCCGGTGATTGCCGATTCGGGAACATAAACATCATGTCCTTCAAACGATGTTAACACGGCGGTTTCCGGTTTGCATACATATTCGCCGGATTCGTAACGGTGGGTGTTGACGGTGATTGTTGTCGGTTTCATATTGCGTTGATTTTGAGGGTTGATTATTTCGTTTTGTTGTTCATGCGGTTTGTAAGTTCGCGGTCGATGATTGCGGCGGCATCGTTCGACATCACATCGGCGTTGACATCGATTTCGATACCGATTGCCCGGTTCAGTTCGGCTACCGCCGATGACAAATCGTAGAGGGCGATTTGACGTTCGGCAACGAGTTCATCATATTCGCGGACGTTGCGAACGTTGTCGAGACGTTTTTCGATGTCGGCGAGTTGATTGCGGAACGCCGCGATTGTTTTGATTTGAGCATTGATTGTATTCATGTCGGTATCTGTTAGATGTTTGTTGTTTGTCGTTGTTGACGATGCAAAATTATGTCTTATTTGGGATATTGGCAACTTTTTCGGCAAAAATTTTTGGGTTGAAATTGGGATATTTCTGCACTTGCAAAGCAATCAACGAATTACACGGAAAAATTTTTTCGCGGAAAATCGGTATTTAATAGGTATCGTTCCGGAAATTTTCGCTAACTTTGCGCGTAACGTTAAACAACAATCATTATCGCGACAATGAAAAAGAAATTCCTTTCGGCACTCGAAATCAAGTGCAAGGACATGGGGCTGACAAAAAACGCCCTCAATGAACTGACCGAACTCGGCGCGAAATCGCTCAAAGATGACGCGACCGATGATGATATTAACGCGGCGGTGGATTCGCTCGTTCCGTTTGCAAAGGCGATGCAATCGGAAATCACGAGGAAGACATCGCGCAAGCCATCGACCACGCAATCGACCGACACAACCGGCGAGGGCGGCGAGGGTGAATCAACAACAACCGGCGGCGAAACCGGTTCGGAGGAAATGCCGGCATGGGCGAAAACGATGCAAACACAACTCGCATCGCTGACCGCCGAAAATGCCGCGTTGAAAGCCGACAAAGCGAAAGCCGAACGCGCCGCCACAATCGCCGCAAAAGCCAAATCCCTCGGAATCCCCGATTACCTCGTTAAGCGCATGACGTTCGCCGAGGATGCCGACATCGATGCCGAGCTCACATCGTTCAAACAGGAATTGGTAAACAACAACCTCATGCCGAAAGGTCAAGCGCATGAGGGCGGTTCGACCGATGCGCAGGACATCGCCGATGCCGAAGCATGGGCGAAAACACTCTCGAACCGTGAGTGATTGACCGAAACAATTCACCCCTCAAATCAACAACAATGGGTATCAACTTTCAAACACAGAAACTCGCCGGTCATTTCCCCGAATTATGGCGCGGCGAAAGCAAGGTGTTACCCGGCGGTTTCAAACCGGCAAACACCCTTGCAATCGGCACGGTCATTCGACCCGGTTCGCCCCTTTACGTTGATTTCGACACGCGCAGTGCCGCCGTGTGCAAAACCGCAAAGGTTGTCAATGGTGGCACCACCACCGCACCTCGCGTGTTGAAAGGTCATTATTTCGCCGTTGGTGATACCGTTGCCGTTAATGACGGCACGGTGAAACAAACCGTGAAATCAATCGACACAACGAACGCCGATTATGACGTTATCACGTTCAATGCCGCACTCACCGGCGTAAAAGCCGATGATGTTCTCATTGAAACCGATTCCGCCACACTCGCGGACGGCGCGAAAGCCGCGCCCCGATTCGCACCGAACATGGTTGCACCCCTATTCAAGGAAATCAAGGCAACCGGCATCAACACCCTCGATGCCGCCTATGATGCAATCGTGCTGATTCCCTCACTCGCGGCAACACCGATGATTTCATCGTGGCTCAACGGTTGTTTCCTCGCCGCAAATCCGAACATCCTTTACATCAAACAGTAATCCGTAAATCAACATGGCAAAAGAATTATTTTTCAGTTCGATTTTCGGTGAACTGACAAAGCAGGTTCAAATTCGTTTCGATGCCGTGTCGAAGCTGAACAAACAGCTTTTCGACAACGTGATTTTCGAGCGTTTCCTTGATTGGGACGTTCCTTCAATCGGTCTCGATTTCGAGGAAATCATCGGTCGATACAACATCACGGTTGCCGCCGCAACAATCGGCGAACACTCGAACGAACCTATCATCGGTTCAACCGGAATCGAAACCCTCAAGGAATCGATTATCAAGCACGCGCTCACCGTGCCGATGACAACGCAGACATACCGTAAGGTGATGCAAATCCTCGATTCAAAATCACTCGGCGATGAAGCGAAAAAACAAGCCCTCATTAAACTCATGTGGGGCGATGTCGCAACCGTTGTTTCGGCGGTTCTCGCAAAAATCGACATGATTTTCCTCGGTGCGCTGTCGAACGGCGGCGTGTTCAACCTCGATGAAACGACCAACCCCGAGGGCGGTGTTCGCGGCTCAATCAATTTCAATCAACCCGGCGAAAACATCGCGACCGTTACAAAAGGTTGGACACCCGAAAACCTCGCAACGGTCGATTGTTTCGAGGACATTCAAGCGATTCTCGATGTTGCGGCAAACAAAACCGTTTTGTCGAAAATCCTCTGCGCCCCGGCAATCATTTCGTACATCTGCCGTTCGGCAAACATGAAACTCATGATTCACGGTTCGGACAAGAAATCGAAACCGGTTCTGCTCCGCGACCTCAACGAGTTCATGGAATCGAACGGTTATCCGACATTCGAGCCGATTCGCCGTCAAATCCTCATTCAGAACGGCACGACCGCAACCCCCTACACTCCGTGGAACGCCAACAACATGGTGTTCATTCCGGACGGCAAACTCGGTCTTGTCAAAAACGCTTTCGCCGATGCGGAAATCAAACCCGAACCCGGTGTTGCATACTCGAAGCACAACCGCGTGCTTGTATCGCAATGGGGTGCCGGTGCGACTACCAATTCAAACGGTGTCGAGTTCACAAAGGCCGAAGCACTCGCGCTCCCCGTCATCACCGAAATGAACGGCATTTACACCCTCAAAACACAGACCGCGTAAACGATGACAAACATCGAAGCATTACGGACACTCTGCAACGCAATCGCGAACACGTTTTACCCCGATGACGCAACGCTCGAATTTGCGTTGTTCAACGAGGGTGTTGACGCAACCGCCACCGCGACCCCGAAAGACGCAACAATCTTTCGGGTTGCGGTCGGTTTGGTTCGCGGTTATGTCGAAGCATCGCGCACCGAAAACGGCGTATCGACATCGGTCAATACCGATGCCCTCAAAAATTCGCTCATGTATTGGTGCAACGTTTACGGTGTCGATGCCGATGAAATCATCGCGGAATTTGTGAGGGTCATTGATGACGCATCAAATCTTTATTGAGTGACCGGATATGAGAACGAACGGCACATTGCAATATGAAATCGTAACCGGCGGCGGCGTGGATAAATACGGCGAACCGATTGCCCCGAAAACATCGTGGAGCGAACCGATTCGTTGTTCGATACACGCCAACACCGACACCCGGCGCGGACGGTATGAGGACGGTTTATTCCGTCAAGCATCGTTTGTCGTGATGATTGAACGCAATGCGCATCGCGACATCGATGTGATTGCCGACATCAAGCGCGTGCGGTTGATGCGCGGTCGGGAATCCCTCGGTGAATATTTCGTGTTGTCGGTCGTTCCGGCTGAATCCGTTGGACGTGTTCAAATTGACGTGTAATGGCGAAAAACAACACATCGGCAATCGTTCCGCGATATGACATCAAGAAAATCGCGGAAAAAATGAATCGGTCGGTCGAGGAAACAATCGAACGTGTCCTCGAACGGTTGTGCATGATTGGCGAACGTTGTGTTGAAATCGCACGCAACAACGGCGATTATAATGACATCACCGGCAATTTGCGCAGTTCAATCGGATATGTCGTGCTTTATAACGGTGTCGAATATCAATCCGCAATCACCGAACCGACAAATGTCGCGCCCGGATTCCGTGTCGTTAAGCGCACGCGCAAAGACGGCAAGGAATACACGGCGAAACAAAAAATCGGCGGCAGTGGCGCGGAGGGTACGAAAGCGGCGAAATCATTGCTTGATAAGCTGAAATCGAAATATCCTCGCGGTTGCGTGTTGATTGTGTGCGCCGGTATGAATTACGCCGCCTATGTCGAGAACGTTCATGGGAAACGTGTGTTAGTTGATGCAAAATTGAAAGCCGAACAACTCGCCGACAAATGGTTCGGAAAACGTAAATGACATGAAAACCGAAATGCAAATCGAACGTGATTTTTACACGTTCATCAAAACCGGCACGATTGGCACCGCCATTCACGGCGATGTGTATCGTTCCGAAATGCGTCCGGCGAACGCCGCGACCGAAGATGCGATTGTCAAATTCCTATCCGGATATGACGCGCAGATTCAATCCGGCATCATGTTGTTGCACGTTTACGTTCCGGACATCGACACGGTTGACGGTCGAAAGGTTGCCGACAAAGCACGCATCGGCGAAATCGAGGAAATCATCACCGATTTCGTTCGCGATTTCGATTGCGCCGAATACCTCATCGAAACGGACATGACACCGTATGCGACTCTCAATGAAGAAATCGGGCAACACCTCGTTATTGCCCGAATCAAATTTCAACGAATTTCAAACGATTAAAATCACCCAATACGATGAAACGTAAAAAAATCATCATGTCGTGGTCAAAGGTCATCATTGAGGTCGGCAAAACCGGCGCAGATGACGCAATGGCAACATCAATGTTCTCCGTGGGAACAATCAACGACAAATCGACCTCGATGACAACATCGGACGGTGATTCGCTCGAAGCGAAAGCCACCGGCGGCGTTACCGTTGCCGAGGAAGAGGGCGAACCCGGAATCGAGGTAACGTATCGCGTCAAGGAAATGGATTTCGACACCGAAGGACTTTTCACCGGCGCAGAGGAAAACGAGGACGGCGAACTCGTTGTCAAGACCAACAAGGTCGATGACGATTTCTCCCTCAAAATCACCCCGAAAAACATCGGTGCGAAAGGTCTCAAAGCACGCCGCACCCATGTTAAATTTCGCCCCGGACATTCCGAGGAGGAGGGTTCGTATGTTGACGTTACTCACAAAATCATGGAGTGCGAGGACGGCGAATTATATCGCTATTTCCGCGTGAAAGCCGCCGACAAGGAAAACATCAAACTCGCATCGGACATCAAATCTCCGGGCGTGTAAACCCTAAATTCGACCCCGGTCGATGACAAACGGAAAGACGTCCTTTCGAGTTGGCGGTGAAACTCGCATTTTTGCCGTGTGGTGTAAAGGTGCGCACAACGGATTTTGGTTCCGTTGGATTGGGTTCGATTCCTAACACGGCAACACATCAATCATCATCAAAAATGGAAACGACACCCAATTATACAACGATTGAAAGCCGGGTTGCATCGGCAATTCTGCAACGAAACATTGCATCAATCGAAATTGACGGCGTGAAATACGACATCGCGCCGCCGACACTCGCAACGTTGATTCGCGTCAGCGAAATCGTGTCAACATTGCCGGTCGTTGATGCGACCAAAATCGAACCGAAAGACCGAATGTATTCGGCGTTACAAAATGCGCGTCATTACAAATCAATCGGCGAAATCATCGGCGTGTTGATTCTCGGTGCAAAAAACACGACCGGAACGAAAATGATTGATGTCAAAAATCATGGATTTTTCGGGCGATTCCGAAAACGGAAACGTGTCGAATCGACATACAATCGCGCCGCCGAATTAGGCGATGCGATAATGAATAACATTCGACCGTCATTGATATATGAACTAATACTTAAACTATTACAACAAAACGAGATAACGACTTTTTTCGCAATTACCACTTCCCTAAGCGCGGCAAACATAATAAAACCGACAAAAGCGGAGGTGGTGAACGATTAAACGATTCGATTTGGGCAACGGTTCTCGGCATCGCGAAAACGTTCGGCGTTACACCCGAATACGCATTGCACGAAATAAGTTATGTCAATTCAATCATGTATAATCGCGCCGTTCCGATGCCGGGCGATGAATCCGATGATGACAATGCGCCGTTGTTCGATGCGTCAAAAGATGCGTGTGAAGATATTGATTTAGAATCAACCGATGATGAAATAATTGTAAAGCAATGAGCGAAACCGAGGGTTTATCATTTGTAGCATCAATTTCGACCGATGATTTCGATGCCGGTTTGAATCACATTGAAGAAGCGTTGCAAACCGTAGCCGCCGATTGTGAATCCGAATCGGCACGGATTCAATCGCTCGTTAATTCCGCAATTCCGGAGGTTGATATATCATTCCTCACGAACGCCGTTCCGACATTGAACGGCATCGGCGAAGCATACGCCGAATGTTATCGCGTGATTCGTGAAAATGAAACCGCCGTTGGTGAATTGTCAGCCGAATATAATCGACTGACCGAGGAATGTAATAAATTCGCAAACGTACCCTCGAAACGTGATGATGTTATCGCGATGCGTGCGCAACGTGATGTCATCAAAGAAAACATTGCCGTTCGCCGTGAGGTCATCACGAAAGCGAACGAACAAATTTCGGCATTACAAAAGGAAGAAAAATCACTCGTTGCCGCCGCGAAAGCCGCCGAAAAAGAAACCGCCGCGAAAAAAAAGAATGAAAACGCGACACAATCACTTCGGCAGCGCATCAAGGAACTCGAAATGGAAGCCGCCGCGTTGGTTGATGCGTATGATAGCGAGGGCAAAACACTCGACCAAACGAAAGGACGTTATCGCGAAATCATCGAGGAATTAGGTCGATTGCGTGATATACGCGGCGATATTCAACAAGCCGGTAATGTGTTCGCGAATGATGAAAATCAAATCGCCGGTGTCATTTCGGGTTTGTCCGGTGTTGCCGGTGCGTTCAGCGCGGCACAAGGCGCAGTCGGTTTATTCGCCGGTGAAAATGAACGATTGAACGAAATCATGTTAAAGGTTCAATCGTTAATGGCAATCACAATGGGATTGCAACAATTGCAACAAACGTTGAATAAAGATTCGGCGTTTTCCCTTGTTACGCTCAATTCCCTCAAAAAAATTTGGAATAAACTCATGGGCGAGGGCAATGACGTTCTCGATGATGAAAATAAAGAACTCGCCGAAAACATTTCCGAAAAAAAGGAGGATATTGTTGCGACCGAAACACATGAAGCGGTCGAAGGTGCTGATTCAACCGCAACGGCGGCAAATTCAAAAGCGGCACAAACGAACACCGCCGCGCAAACCGGCAATGCGACCGCGACCGAGGGCGCGACCGCCGCGACCGCCGCACATACCGGCGCGATGACCGCATCGACCGTTGCAACGACCGCATTGTCTGCCGCGATGCGCGTGTTGAAATTGGCGTTGATTTCGACCGGAATCGGCGCATTGATTGTGCTTGTCGGCGAACTTGTTTCGTGGGTTGTCGATTTATGCACCGCCGAAGATGATGCCGTAAAACATACGCAAGACCTCAACAAAATCAACGAGGAAGCCGCAAAAACGTACATTCAAGAAAAAATTGCCCTCGATGACAACATCAAGGCGTGCAAAAATTTCACCGGAACGAAAGCCGATGAAAAACGCAAGGTCGATGAATTGAATGACAAATACGGCGAAGCACTCGGTTATTATGATTCACTCGAACAATGGGAACGTGTGTTAGAGGAACGTGGCCCGGCGTATTGCGAAATGTTGCGCATGAAAGCCGTTCAACAAGGTTTGTTGAATAAATATGTCGAAGCGTATGTCGAAGCGTTAGAGGTTGCGCACAAAGCCGAAAACGGCGAATTTGACCGTGGTTGGTACAACCCGGCACGTTGGTTCGGTGATTCAAACGAGGAACGCCGCGCAAACATGATTGCGGAAGCCAATCGGGAAGCCGATTATTGGAAAGAAGCAATGGAACAACAAAAAGCCGACCTCGAACGATACCAAAAAGAAAATCATTTCGATGTCGTGCATATCGACCCGAAGAAAAAATCGGTGTCCGGCGGAAAGGGCGGCAATAGCGGTTCATCGTTCGACCCGGAAAAAGCCGCACGCGAACAAAAAAAACTCATCGACCAATACGCCGAAGCCGTATCGAAATACATCAAGGACGCGAACGCGCAATTGTCGCAAGATTTGATTGACGGATTGACGGACGGACTCGGCAAGGAAATCACATCGATTCGTTATGCCGGGCAACAACGTGAAGCCGCATGGCGTGAATCGTTGACCGAACTCGCGAAAACACGTCAACAAATGTTGCATGATGCGTATATGACGCAAAAAGGCGCGACCGAATCCGGGTGGGAACAATCCGAAAACGGCAAAAAATCGGTCGATGATTTCGTTGCCGAAATTTTGGGCGTTGACATCGATGACGTGTTGACCGCAACCGATGAACAATTGACCGACATCGGACGCAAAGCGCAACAAATGATTCAATCGATTCAAGCGCAAACCGCACGCAAAATGCGTGATGCGCAACAAAAATATTACGACCAATTCGTGAACGATTACGGCACGACCGAACAAAAAATTCAACAATTGATGATTGAATATACCAACGCGCTCAATTCGATTCCGGAGGAAATAACCGGCGATGCGCGTGATGCCGTTACGGAAAACATTCATCGAATTTTCGAGGGCAAAATATCGGCATTGAACATGGAAGATTTCAAGGATTCAATTCAATGGGATGTCGTGTTCGGAAACCTCGAAGAACAAGCGTTGCCGTCAATCGAAATCGCATTATCGAAAATCAAACAATATTTCGCGAGCGCATCATCGGAAATGTCAGCCGAACAAATCAAAACGTTTCAAGACGCGATTACGGCAATGGAAAACGAAATCGCGAACCGGAATCCGTTCACCGCGATGCACAAATCGTTTGATGACATCGCGGCGGCGAGAACCGAATTGAAAACCGCAATGGCCGATTTGATTCCGGCACAAGAGGAACATAACGCCGCATTGACCGCATATAATGACGCATTGCGTGAACAAGGCGTATTGCAGGAGCAATTAGACGCGATGCAACCCGATGATGAACACCGGGTCGAAGTCGAACAACAACTTGCCGCCGCGCATGAACGTGTTGAAACCGCGACATCGCGTTTGACAAAAGCACGCAAAGCCGATAACGATGCAACAAACCGTGTCGTTACGGCGAATAATAAAGTCACGAAATCATATAAACAATTCGCGACAAACCTCAAATCGTGCGGCGGTGTCGTTACCGACCTCGGCGGCAAAGCATCGAAATTGGCGCGTGTGTTCAGCGATGATGTTGCGGACGGCATGGATAAATCGCTCGAATTTATCGATGAAATCATGGACGCAACCGGCGATGTCATCAGCGCAATCGGTGATGTCGGTAAAACCGTGTCAAAATCGGTTGCACAAACCGCCGATGCCGCCGGTACTGCAACACAAGCGACCGCACAAGCGACCGCAACATCGATTTCGACCGTTGAAAAGGCATCAATCATTTTGACCGTCATTTCGGCGGCATTGCAAATCGCGACCGCAATCGCGAATTTGTTCAACAACGATGACCAAAAACAAAAAGAAATCGAAAAATTGCAAGAACGCATCGACCAATTGCAATGGGAACTCGACAATGCCGATGCCGTCCGGTTGCGGAACAACACCGTTGACGCACTTGAAAAGGTGCGTGAATGTTATCGTGATGCACAAACCGAAATACTCCGGTTGCACGGCATTACGGCGCAATCCTCGATGTGGGCGCAATGGTTCGGACGTGCGCGTTATTCTGCGGAAATATACGCGAAAACGATTGAAAAAATCGCCGATTATTGGGCGCAAGTCGATTACACCGCCGACAAAGCACTCGGTTCAAAAAAATATGATGATTCGCGCAAACAACTCGAAAACCTCGCCGAACAACAATTATTAGTTCAAAAACAATTGAACGAGGAATCGAGCAAAAAGAAATCGGATTCCGGCAAAATTCAAGATTATAAAAATCAACTTGCCGAACTCGCCGAGGAAATGGCAACCCTCATCAACGATATGCTCGAAGACATCATCGGCACGTCTGCCGAGGATTTGTCATCGACATTGGGCGATGCGTTTTTTCAAGCCGCCGCCGCCGGTGAGGACGCAATGGAAGCGTGGGCGAAATCAACGAACGAACTCGTTTCCGATATGCTCAAACGAATGCTCATCGCGCAATATCTCGAACCGAAAATCGGCGAAATATTCGACAAATATCGCAAACGTTGGTTCGGCGATGACGGACAATTCAAGGGCATTGATGCCGTCATTGCGAGTGCTGACAACATGGCGAACGACATCAATCAAGTCGGCGAGGAATTTAATGCCGTGTGGCAAGGTTTGTCCGGTTCACTCGGTAAATGGTTCGATGATGAATCGACACGCGAAGCATCGCAAAAGGGCATCGCGACCGCATCGCAAGATTCGGTTGATGAAAACAATGCACGATTGACAACGATTCAAGGACACACCTACACGTTGGTTCAAGGCATGAACGAATTGAACGGCACGGCAAACGCGATTCTCGACCGGTTAGCCGGAATCGAGGAAAACACCGACCGAACCGCCGATGAAGTGTCCGAAACGCGCAAAATCGTAAAAACCGTCCGCGACACGCTCGATGACATAACGATACACGGAATCAAACTCAAATAATCCGGAATCATGGAACGACTTATTAAATCAATACACGCCGATTGGCTGAAAGCAAAATCGAGGGCGCAACGCCGATGTGAACGTGCCGGACTGCACGACATGGCGGCGAAGCTCGGCGCGTGCCGTATGTTCACCGGAACGGAAACATTGCCCGAATTGATTGACATCATATTTTCGCCGCAAGGTGTCGAATTTATGACATCGTTCGGATTCCCGGACATGAAAACGTTCCGGCGGTTCATTCCGTATCACCCGGAACAATACGGCGTGTTCATAGATGCGCGAGAAATCGCGCTCACGGACGCGAAACGTGTGTACCTAATAGGAAACACGTCCGCACGATTAAACTACGGCAGAACGCAAGGAAATAAGGTCGTGATGATGCACGGCGCACACGCCGACATCAACGCCGCCGGATATTCCGTTGTAAAGGTCGAATCCGACCGCATATCGACCGCCGACATCACCGCAACCGAACACGCAATCATTTCACGATGAAAAACCGATTGTTCATAGACGGACACGATGCGTTCATCGAATACGGCATATTCGTTGAACAAGGCGGTTATAAACAATTGATTCAATTCCCGGCGTTCAAAACGCTCGACACGACCGAATGGCCGGACGATGACGGAATCGAGGTTGACCTCGAATCGCCGCAACTCAACACGCGCACGTTGTCGATTCAATTCTGCATCACGAACGTTCGTTATGCAGAAGATTTGTTCGATGAATTGTCAATCGGCGCATATCACACGTTTGAGTTCCGCGACCTCAAACGCACATACCGGTTGCGCATGACGCAAAACGGTTCGTTCAAATCGAAAATCAAACTCGGCAAACTGACCGTATCGTTCGCCGATGATTTCCCGGTTGTGCCGACCGGCGATTATTACCCCCTCGGCAAAACCGACATTCGCCAAGTCGGATATGAAGTTGACGGAATCGATATGTCGCAATTCGGCGCGTATGTGCTTGACGGCACAGATGAATCGATTCGCAAGGCGGCAAACGTCCGGGAAAACCTCAAAATATCGACAAAGGACATTCGCGGCGTGATATACGACAATTCGACCGTGAAATTCAAATCAAAGGACGTTACGTTGAAATGCCTTATCAACTGCAACGGCATTGATGAATTTTGGAAACGTTACGATGCGTTGTTCGCCGTGTTGCTCGATGCCGATGAACGCCGATTCTATTATTCCGCGCTCGGCAACGAATACCAATGTTATTACAAATCGATGAACGTGTCGAAGTTCGACATTTTGCGCAACAATCATGTGTGGTGCGAATTTTCGGTCGTGCTGACAATCATCGATTATCGCCCGGTGGGGCAATATATGCTTTTGGCGCACGAGGATTTCAACCTTGTCGAAGTCGAATTGGACGGCACGCCGACATTCATTCGCATACGACCCCGGCGCGGCATATCATTGCTCATTCACGAACGCGGCGAATTTCTCACAATCGACAAAGCGAACGAAATCACATTATTTTTCAACGATTAACATCATCATCAACAAATGGCAGACCAAAGAAAACGACTATCGGAATTGCCGACCTCGACATCGACCGAGGGGTTATACACCCTCGGTGTCGATGCGCAGAACGAGGGCGTGAAAATTCCGCTCGGCGATTTGTTCGAGGGTGTCAAAAAACCGGCAACGGACGCGCAGACGGCGGCAGACAACGCCGTTACGACCGCGAACGCGGCAAAAACAATGGCGGCAAACGCGCAAGGAAACGCGAACATCGCAATTGAAGCGGCGAACGCGGCGAAAACCACCGCGAACACCGCTAAATCGACCGCCGACACCGCACTCAGCACCGCGAACGATGCCGCCGACACCGCCGATGTCGCGAAAACGGCGGCAGACAACGCCGTTACGACCGCAACCGGAACGAAAACCGAGTTGACGGCACTCATCGCGCCGCGATTGTTCGTGAACGCGCAAGTGTTGCTCGAACTTTCCGGTGAACATTCCCTCGATACCGTCATCGGTATGCTCGCCGCACACGCGAACGCCGCGATGTTCAAACAATCCGGCGTTGTCATCACGTTTATGGGCGAAAACGGTTGGGAATCGTGGCAATACACATGGCGTTTGCGCCCCGGACAGATGCCCCCGGCGCAAGGCATCGATATGTTTTTGCGTGCAACATCGTGGACGAAATTCGGCGGTTCGGCGGCAGTCGGCAACACCTACAATGTTACGGTTGACGCGCCGTTGCAAACCGGATATTACACCCTCGCGACCGCAATCGCAAAGGCATACGAAAAAGGGTTCAACAACATCGGATTGCAAATCACGTTCGCAATCGCCGATAAATCGTGGAAATCGTATCAGTTTATCGGTGCGACAAACGATGAAACGGCGTTCACGAACGAAAACAATTGGATTGACCTCGCCGGAATGTCAGCCGGTTCGGAAACCCTCATCAACATCGATGCGTTGTGTGGCCCATGTAATAGCGCGACATATTACACGCTCGAATATGCAATCGCCGCATTGCAAGCGTTATCGACCGCAACCGGCATCGATTACGCGAAACCCGGACTTGTCATCACCTATCAATCGGGCGAAAACAAATTTGAAACCCGGCAATTTCAATCGACCGTTGGCAATTTCGGCGAAGCGTCATTGTGGTCTCCGTTCGGCGGCGGCGGTGATTCGACCGTGAAAACGTCCGATGACCCCGAAGCGGACGGCAAGGACGCATTTTCGACCGGCGGCGCATACGCGAACATTCCAACCGCAATCAACATCGATGCCGAAACCGAGGGCGTTGTAAAACTCGCGCTCGAAAATGCCGCCGGGAAAATCATCGGTGAACAAAAACAATTCGCCGTTGGCACCGGTTCGGGCGGCGGTTCGGGCATCGTCATGGAAATCACGCCGAAAGAATCGCCGTTGTACGGTCAAGCCGGAGGAACAATCGAAATCCGGTGCGCAATCACGCTCAAAAACGGTGCTGATTTTGAATCCGGCATCATCGAACGTGTCGAATTGTACGACCGCGACACAAACGCGCTGCTCGAAACATACCGCACGAACAAAGCCGCGTCCGATGACAAGGAATCGACCGATGATTTCGTGTTCGATGTATCGCGTTATTTCACCCTCGCGACATCGCGCAAATTCCGTGTCATCGCGTATGATGACGCAGACCGCACGGCATCGCGTAACATCAACGTAACCGCCGTGGACGTTACGATTCGTTCGGAACAAACGTTGAATTACACGGCATCGACCGTGATTCAAAAGGGCGCGACAACACCGAAAATGTTGCCGATGTACCGATTCCCGAACAACGCCGGTGAAAAGGGCATACTTTGCACGATTGAAATTTACATCAACGGCGCATGGCGTACCCTCGGCACGGCGAACGTCAACGACACATTCGCGCATCAAGTATCAATCAACCCCTCGAATTGTTGCGGATTCACGCTCGCACACGGCGCATATCCCATGCGACTGCACGGCGTTGATGTCGCGTCCGGTGTTGTCGGCAATTACCTTCATACCGCCGTCATGGTCGTTGATACCGACAATTCAACGCCGATTGTCGTGTCGCGTTGGTACACCGAACATGAATCCGGTTCGGTGCGCGGTCTTGATAGTATCAACATCGATTTCGCCGCATATTGCCCCACCGCGTCAATCGTGCCGGTCAGCGTTGTTGAAACCGTTGGCACGGTTCGCACGGTCAAGCAATCGACACCGTGTCAACGCGGTTCGTTCTACACCTACACGCAACGTGTCAGCGGCGTTGAAACGGACGGCACGGTTACAATCAAGGTTCATGTTGAATCGACCGAAACGCCGACCGTGAAAACCGAAACCGCGTCATTCGTTGTCAACGGCGCATTGCTCGACATCGAAGCCGTAACCGCGCAATTGATGTACGACATGGATATGAGCAACCGTTCAAATTCCGATGCCGACAAATCAATCAAAGACGGCGGTTATGAACTGACGTTGACCGGCGCGAACTACACAACGAACGGTTTTGTCAAGGATTCGTTCGGCACGGAGGAATACGGCACGGAAAACGACACCGGCATCATGGCGGCGCGTATCGCCGAAAACGTCAAAGGTGTCCTCGATGACGCGGTGTTCAACGTTGCCGCAATCGAAACAAACGGTCTCGCGATACAATTCCGAATCCGTAAACGGCACGTTGCCAATGACGCGACACGAATGATTTCGTGCATCGCGAACGGCATCGGATTCTACGTTGACGGCAAAAACGTTGTGTTCACGACCGACAACGGCGCGACCGTTGAACACACAATCAAGGCAGCATTGCCCGATGATGAACTGACCGATGTCGCGATTGTCATCGAACCGGCAAGCATCGCCCCATACGGCGGCATCGGCGTTGTCAAAATGTATTTTGACGGCGAACCGATTGGCGCATCGTATTACGAAACCGGTTCATTATCGCGTCATGCAACCCCGATAACGTTTGACGGCACGAACGGTGATTTGTATTTATACAATATCCGCAAGTGGGAAACATACTACACGTTCGAGCAATCGTTCAACAATTATCTGCTCAAACTGCATGATGTCGATTCGATGATTCGCGAATACAATTTCAACAACGTCATGGCATCGCAGACCGCCGAGGGCAAACCGGCGCGTAACATTCCGCAGATGTCGGCGTTGCTCGACAAAGGCATCGCGTGTCTTGTCATGTGCAAATCGAAAAACACCGCGAACACCGCCGACAATTACCCCGAATATCTCGAAGGACTTGACGGCGATAAAAAAACATCGCGCAACCTCGATTGGTATATGTATTTCCCCACAATGCCGTGGCGAAACATCATCATTTACGATTTGCCGACAACGAATCAAGGAACGACATCATCGATGCGCCCGGACAAAAACAAAAAGGGCAAAACGAAGAAGTGTCGCGCAATCGCAATGATGTACGACCGCGATTATATCCTCGCGAATTATCCGGAACACATCGATGAATACGATTACCTCGCCGGATTGTGCGCAAAGAAAAAAATTCAAATCGTACCCGGAACGACACCGACAAACGTGTTCTGTGTCAAGGTCGATTATTCGGAATCGGGCGGCGCGAACAACGGCGCATCGACAAACCTTTATAACGACCTCACACGCGCCCTCGGTTCGGATTACATGACCCCGGCGCAAGTGCATTACACCGGCGATTTCGAGTTGAATCCGTGCATTTCCTCGATACCGTGCGCATTGCTCCGCACGGACGCAAATTCGCCCGATGCGACATCGCCCTCATACGCATATTTCCATTGCAAGGGCAATTACAATCACGACAAAGGCGATGCCGCCGTGTTCGGTTTTGAATCGATTGACGGTTACAATGCCGATTGTCTGAACTACGGTGATTTTTACGAACTCATTGCCGGGAAAAATCAAACCCTCGATGCGTTCATCGCCGCGCAAGACAAATCGACATGGGAATTTGCAATCGACCCCGATGACCCCACCGCCGGAAATTGGAACGTCATTGTCGTATCGGAATTTTGTGGCCCGAAACATCGCGTGTTCCGGCGCACGGATTCCACCGCCGCATGGACGGAAACGACCGGCACGATGACATTCACTGGCGGTCGTTGGCGCATCACCGGCGATGTCGTGAATCCGGTCGAAAACTACGAATTGCGTGCATACAACGCAATGGATTGGTTTCAAGGCGTATCGACCCCCGATGATATGTTAACCGCCGATGACAAGGGCAAACCGTTATGGCTGACATATTTCGAGAGCCGTTATCCCGATGATGACAACCTCAATCAAGCGTATGAGGACGGACGCAAATTGCCTTATCAATTGTTCCGTTGGTTGCAATGGTGCAACGAGTGCAATCAGCACAAAACCGCCGCAGACGGCAACATCACGATTGACGGTCAATCCGTGTCCGGAACACCGGCGAACCGTTTGATTAAATTCAAACGCGAACTGCACAAATACGCGAATCCGTGGTCGATGATTTGTTATCATGTGTTCACGGATTACATCGCCGCCGTTGACCAACGTTCAAAAAACATGATGGTCGGTTTCTACCTCGAAACAGACGGCACGATGCGAATGTACCTCAATCACCTTTATGACGGTGATACAATCCTCGGTTCGGACAACGACTGCGGTTTGACAATCCCGGCAGAACTCGACCCGAACAACGACCCGAACGGATATTATCAAGGACATGATTCGGTATTGTTCACGCAACTCGCCGCCGCCGATTACATTTGGCTGACCGATTACACCGGCGCGGACGATGTGAACGACACAACGAAAACAACGACCGTTGCGGCAATCGCCAAAACGATGCGTGAAATCGAGGTGCGTGAATCCGGTTTGCGTCCGTTCTCGCCGCAAGGAATCGAAAAATATTGGGTAACCGACCGCCTCGGCAAATGGCCGAAACTCGTATCGGCTTATGACGGAATCCGCAAATACATCGAACACTCGAAACCCTCGGCAAATTATTTCTTTGCCCTGCATGGGTTGTCGATTCAACGTTTGCGCGATTATGTCGCAACCCGATTCCGTTATCGCGATGGATTCTACCAATGCGGCGATACGTTCGCATCGGCGGCGCGTATGCGTTGCACCGGCACGAACATGAGCATCACAATCACCGCCGAAAAGGACGGATTTTTCGGTCTCGGCGTTGACCGTGCGAATGAAGCTCGCGAATCGGTTTACCTCAAAGCCGGTGAATCCGCAACGCTCCATTCGGGCAACACGAACACCGGTTCGGGCGTGATGTTATATTTGTTCGGTGCTGACCGCATCGGCTCGCTCGACCTCCGGAACGCGACCCCGAAACAACAAGGTTGGGATATTTCCGAAATGACGTTGTTACGCAAACTCATCATCGGCGGTGCAAATCACACCCCGGCAACGAACATCGGTGATGAACTCGCAACGCTGAATCTCGGACAAATGCCGTTCCTCGATACAATCGACACGCGCAATTTCCCATTGTCGGCAATCAACGCCGAATATTGCCCCCGACTGCAAACCGTTCTCGCGACCGGTTCGCGTCTGCAAACGTTCACCCCGGCGCAAACCGCGCCCCTCGAAACACTCGCATTGCCGAACACGATGACGGCGTTATCGTTCGTGAATCTCCCGAACCTCACCTACGGCACGGAATCGGACGGTTTGACAATCGCCGGTGTTACGAACGTGAAACGTCTGCAAATCGCCGGGTGTCCGAAAATCGACACGTTCAAAATGTTGTCGGACGTTGTGAACGGCGGCGCATCGCTGACCGCAATCGGCATCACCGGTCTTGACGTTACCGCACCCGATACGTTGTTGAAATCGATGATGCAATCGGGTGTCAAGGGCATCGGCTCTGACCTCGAAACCGGTTGCGATGGCATATCCGGAACATGGATTCTCACGAAACTGATTCCCGATGCCGAACTCGCCGCGCTGCAAGCGTATTACAAACACAACGATGTCGGTTTGACCGTTCACAACGCACAATTCACCGGCGTTGTGTTCGATGACGCGAACAACGACCCGGCGAACATTACGAACCTCGACAACAACACGACCGGCGATTCGTATGTGCCAAGCGGACATATCACGCGCATACGTTCGTTGCTCGTTCCGGTCAAGGGTAAATTGAACACCGAAACCGGCGTGTGGGAGGGCGTGCGCGTCAGCGAATCGAACTACCGTCAATTGTATGACGGCACGGATTTCGATTACTCCGACCAACTCGATGACGGATTCGATGTGATGATGCGATTCCCGGATTGTTGGTATAAGGGCGTGAACGATTTCAAGAACAACAAAAAATATCTGTTTTGGTCTTCCGTTCCGGACACGCCCATTTCGACCGCACGCAACATCACGCGCAAAAAACTCGCGGACATCATTCGCACGCAACAACGCACGATTCAAACGCTCGATGTCGAAATCGGTGTCGATACGCTCGAATCTGCCGGTGTTCTCGCCGAAACCCCGAATTGCAACGTTTATGCCCTCAATGTTGCCGGAATGAAACAAGTCCGTTGGCCGGGCATGAACTCATCGGCAATCGGTTCGGCGTTCCTCGATGCGAACGGTGTCATCATCAAGGTGTTCAACCTCGCCGTTGCAAATACCGATTTCGTGGACGGCGAATATGTGTTCACCGATGTTCCGGAAAACGCCGTAACATTCGCGTTCTCATCGCGTGAAACGAACAATCAACTCGAAGCGATTGCGGTCGATTCGGCTGAAATCGAAGCGATTGAACCCGATTGGGTTCATAACGATGCGTGGCTCGGCGGCGTTTATCAAATGTCGGTCGATGGATTGATGCGTCTGCGCTCGATTTCCGGCGTGAATGTGCGTTGCGGCAACAATACGCACTCGACATCAACCGAATGGGTTTATGACGCGAACGGACGTGTTCGCAACACCCCGGTTAACGGTTTGAATTATTCAAACAAAGACCGTCAAAACCTCGCGATGCGCCGTGGCGAGGGATTCCAATTGTTCGATTACGAAATGTCGAAACTCTGCGCGTTGCTTTGGTATTCGATGACCGGCACACGCGATGCACAATTAGTGTGCGGTTACGGCAAAAGTGCCGGAGGTCAAACCGGTTACATGGATTCAATCGGCAATGCGGATTCCAAACGCACGGCATCGAACAACGGCAACAAATGTCTCGGTTTTGAATCGTTTTTCGGTTGCACATGGGAGGTCATGGATAACGTTGCCGTCAACGTTGTTTCGTGGGATTCGTACCTCAAAAATCACGGTGTCGAATCCGCAAACGACCCGATTGATGCCAAGTGGCACATATACGACCCGATTACGAAAACCGAACGTGTCGTGCAAGGTGTTACGAACTCCGGCAATTGCATCGGTCGAACGAAACACGGTCGATTCGCCGACATCATCGCGTCTAAATGCACATCGGACACATCGCGTTGGGCGGAGAATTATTGCGATGGGCAGTATTATTCCGCTTCCCGGTGCCGTGTTGTTGGCCGCTCGTACTACAGCGCCAACGCCGATGGCGGTCTCGCGTATGCGGATGCGTACAACGCATCATCGAGTGCGGGCTCGGGTGGCGCGGCGCGGCTCGCCTTCAGAGGCGATATAAGCGTGCAAGGGTTAAACGAATGAACGATGCGCGTGCGAAAATGAAAATCGATTCATCGTGAAACGTCCGGGCGCGAAAGCGTAAACGTGTGAACGTGTCGGAATCGCCGACACGTTCACACCTCGCCTCCGGTGGCATAAAACAAAAGAAACGCAAAACAAAACGCAAAAAGAAATCATCAACACATTGATTCCGAGGTTTTAACCGAATCCGGAATCGCAAAACAAAAAGGTATATGGTTACAACGTGCCGTGTTGTTGGCCGCTCGAACAACAACGCCAACGCCAATGGCGGTCTCGCGTATGCGAATGCGAACAACGCATCATCGAATGCGAACTCGAATAACGCGGCGCGGCTCGCAAACAGTAACGGAAAGTCTTCAATCATCGTTCCTCCGGCATATCGGTTCGCGCAACCGAACAACCGTGAGCGAGTAACCCGAACCGCAGTAACCCCGGCATCATGTCCGGAAAACTGAAACATAAATTGGGGTAGTGATTTGTAGGGCGCGGCAACGCGCATCGAACATCATAGACCCCGGAGAACTGAAGGCACGCCGGACACCGGCGCATAACAAAACAAATGAACACGAATGAAGCGTGACGGACACATAATTGAAGAAATCGTTGAATGGCGCAACCTCGAAGCATCATTCGACACCGTTGTGTGCGGAACGTTGCGCAAATCGTTGGAAGAGGGCAAATGGTTGATTGCGCATCGCGAAGAATTTCTCGCGATTGTCCGTGATGAAATATTGTCCGGACACGTCAATTTGTTCCCACATCACCGACCGCCGACCGATGAAGAATTGAAAAACGGAGGATTCCGCACAAAGGAAATCCGGGAATACGACAAGGTGCGTATCATTCAAATATTCTGCATGGCGGCACGCATCAAAATCAACGCCGTGATGACGGTCGTTGACCGGCATTTGCACCGCCGTTTCATTCGCACGACATCGGCATCAATCAAAAACCGAGGTATGCACGATTTGAAAGCGTATATCGAACGCGACATCGCCGAAAATCCGCAACTCAAATATGTGTATAAAGCCGATATTCGTAAATTTTACGACACCGTGAATCAAGATGTCGCGATGTCCGCATTGCGGCACGTTTTCAAGGATTCCCGGTTGTTGCGCATACTCGAACAATTCGTGCGGTTGTTGCCCGGTGGCACCGGCATTTCAATCGGGTTGCGTTCCTCGCAAGGTATCGGCAATTTGGTGTTGTCCGTGTACCTCGACCACAACATCAAGGACGCACGCGCCGTGAAATTCTATTACCGGTATTGCGATGACATCGTGGCATTGGGCGAAACGAAACGCGAATTGTGGGAAATCCGCGACAAAATTCATGAGTGCATCAACGCAATCGGGCAACGCATCAAACCGAATGAGCGCGTTTTCCCGATAACCGAGGGCATCGATTTTCTCGGTTACGTCATACGACCGACACATTCCGTGTTGCGCAAGCGCGTGAAACGTCATTTGTGCCGGAAACTGCATGATGTCAAATCGCGCAAACGGCGTGTCGAACTGATTGCCGCGTTGTACGGCATGGCGAAACACGCATCGACAAAACGACTATTAAAAACTTATTTAACAAAATCCGAAATGATTAAATTCTCCGATATGGGTGTTCAATACACCCCGGCAGACGGCAAAAAGCGATTTCACGGCAAACAAATCCGAATCGCGTCAATCGTGAACAACGAAATCGAAGTCGTTGCGTTCGAGCGCGATGTCAAAACGGCACACGGATTGCGATACATCGTTGCGATTCGCGACCCTCGTTCCGGTGAGGAAATGAAATTTTTCACCGATTCCGAGGAAATGAAATCGGCACTCGAAACCGTTGACGCGAAAAACAAGTCAATCAAGGAACACAACGAAAAGGACCCCGACCACACAATCGCGGAGTTGTTTCCGTTCCTCACCACAATACGTTCCGAACCGTTCGAGAACGGGCGCGGATTCCGTTATTTCTTCACATAAACCGACATCATCAACAAACAAAACCCCGATACAATGGAAACCGGATTTTTTCAATGCAACGGCGCGACCGAACGCCACGATGAACTCGTAAAAATCGGCAAAAAATATCTACTCATTTTCGGTTACGGCGTTGACGATGCCGGAAACGGTTACACGATGCGCAAGTATTACGACCACCGACCCGACCGCGCCGAACTGAAAGCGGACATCGAATCGCTCATCAACGCCGCGACCGACCGCCGGATTCTCACCGGGTTCAAGTGGAACGGCAAACCGGTGTATCTATCGACCGAGAATCAAGCGAATTTCAAAAACGCCTACGATTTCGCACGCGACACCGCCGGTGCGACATTGCCGGTGAAATTCAAGCTCGGCGAGGACGCGAACGGCGTGCCGGTGTATCACACATTCACGAAAGTCGATGTGTTGTTGGATTTCATGCTGAAAGCCCTCGCCTACATTGACGCAACGTTAAACGAGGGTTGGGTCGAAAAGGATTCAATCGATTACGATTCATTGCTCGCCGATGAATAAGGGTTGCGGTTGTCAAAGCGGATTGTTGCGGTTCATCAAACCGCCGTATGCCGATATGTTTCATCTGCCGTGTTGCGTGCATGATGATGAATATGACATTGGCGGTGATGCCGCCGA